ACCGCTAATGGCTTTGGAATTCAAGCATATCAAAGTGTTGACACAGGTTCTAATACGAGCTATACAGATGTTGCGTAAGCAAAATTAGGAGATAAAAAATGGCTTCAACATACACACCTTTAGGGGTAGAACTTCAGGCAACCGGTGAAAACGCGGGAACGTGGGGAACAAAAACAAACACAAATTTAAGTATTATCGAACAAATATCAGGCGGATTTACTGCTCAATCAATAGCAGGCGGTGCACAGACTACAGCTTTATCTGTATCTGATGGATCAACTGGAGCTGTATTATCTCACAGAATGATTGAGTTTACAGGTTCTATTACAGGAAACCAAATCGTAACTATTCCTTTAGATGTACAAACTTTTTACTTTTTAAGAAATTCAACATCAGGTGCATACACAGTACAATTTAAATATACATCTGGATCAGGAAGTTCTTTCACTTTCTCAGCAACAAACAAAGGCGACGCTTTAGTTTTTGCTTCTGCAGACGATGGAACTAACCCAAAAATTTTAACTATCGACACAGGTCTTACAGAAGTTGTTCAAGATACTTCACCTCAATTAGGTGGTAACTTAGACACTAATTCACAAAACATTTTAATTGATGATGCACATTTCATCGCAGACGAAAGTGGAAATGAACAAATTATTTTTCAAACAACAGCTTCAGCAGTAAACGAAGTAGAAATTACAAACGCAGCTACAGGCAATGCACCAATCATAGGTTCAAGTGGAGAAACTAACGTAGACTTAAATCTAACTCCAAAAGGAATTGGAAGAGTTACATTAGGTGCAGGTAAAATTGAACAGCTAGCTGAAAAAGCTACAATATCTGCAACAGCAGCTACAGGTACAATTAACTATGATGTAGTTACACAAGCAGTTTTATATTACACATCTGCAGCGACAGGTAACTTTACAGTTAATATCAGAGGAGATGGATCAAACACATTAAACAATATTATGGATACAGGTGAATCAATTACTGTTGCTTTCTTAGTAACATGTACAGGATCAGCTTATTACAATAACGCAGTAACTATTGATGGATCTTCAGTAACACCAGAGTGGCAGGGCGGAACAGCTCCTTCTGGCGGTAATGCAAACTCCATCGATGTGTATACTTATACGATTTTTAAAACTGGTAATGCTGCATTCACAGCATTAGCAGCTCAAACGCAGTTCGCGTAATAACATAGGAGGAGAAAGAGAATGCCAGTACTAGGAACATTCGCAGCAGCATCAAGAGGAGGCTTTGGAGGACGAGGCGGACTAGGTGCACCTTATGACATAACAGGTTTTTTTGTTGGCGGTGGTGGCGGCGCTGGAATTGGCGGCGGTGGCGGCGGCGGTTTACGTTCAAGCACAATCACTGTTTATAAAGGAGGAGTTTATACAGTAACTGTCGGAGCTGGAGGAACACCTGCAACAGGAAGTTCTCCTGCTACAGAACCACAAGTAGACGGTTCAAACGGTGGAAACTCAGAAATTTCAGGACCAAAAGTAACTACTTTCTCATCAGCCGGTGGCGGCGCAGGAGGCGGTGGTCCATCTGGAGCACAAGGTAGAAATGGTGGAGCTGGCGGAGGCGCTTGGAATAGTGCATCAGCAGGATCTGGTAACACTCCATCTGTATCACCATCACAAGGAGCTAACGGCGGAGGCCCTGGTGGATATACCGGTGGTCACGGAGGCGGTGGTGGCGGACCATCTGGATCAACAGGTAGTTCAGGAGGAAATTATTCAGGAGCTGCTGGAGGCGGCGGAACATCTTCTCCACTTTCAGGATCAAGTACTACATACAGTGGTGGCGGATCTGGTGGCGGTAGAGCTAACCCAGGAACACACAACGCAAACACATCACAAGCGTCAGGCGGCGGAGGTGCTGGAAGAGATAGTGCACCAGGCGGAAGCGGAACTGATGGATTAGGCGGAGGTGCAGGTGGCCAAACTGGTCAAAGAAATACACCTTTCTCTGGTGGAACTGGCGGAGACGGAGTTTCAATTTTAAGAATACCCACTGCTAATTACACAGGCGTAGTAACAGGAAGTCCAGCAGTATCAACGAGTGGTAGTACAACAATTGTAAAATACACAGGGACAGGAACTTACAAAGCATAATTATGGCTAGATATTGGGCGAATATAAACGAAGCTAACATGGTAGAAAAAGTTGAAAGAGTCGAAGGCTTTGAAAGCAAAACTGATTCTGAATGTATAGACTTTGTAAAAGCTCTTAATAAAAATACTGATAATTGGATTGAATGTTACAAACAATTTGATGGTAATCCTAGAGGCAGTTTCCCAGCTGTTGGTCATGTATATTTAACTACAGAAAATGTTTTTGTACCTCAAAAACCATATCCTTCTTGGACATTGTCTGATGATCAAACAACTTGGAAACCACCAGTTGCAAGACCAGCTAACCCTTCTTGGACACAAGACGCAGAAATAACATCAGAAGAATTAACTGCTGCTGAAAAAATCTGGGCTTGGGATGAAGACTCTCAATCTTGGGTCTAACCATTGAATCTTATTAACTTCTAGAGTATATTCATTGTCATAGAAATTATGACAGGTCAAATAATAGATTTATTTCCAATACCTATTTATCAATCTTTAACAGGTATAAAATTTAATCGTGAACAATTAAAATATGTTGGACTTAAATATAAAGATAAAAACCCATTAAATTTAAAAATATTTAAAAACTTAAAAACATCTTTTGAAGATGCTTGTAAAAATTGTTTAAACAAAACTCTTTCAATAGATCCTATGATTAATATTAAAATAACAAACTCAAAATTTGATTATTGTTTGAATGGATATAATAATATTGAAAAAAAATATAATAGTTATTTAACAGGTGTTTATTGTTTTCAATCATCTAAGAAAGATGAAATTACTTTTGAAAAAGGTTTATATTCTCAAATAAAAATAAAGCCTACAACAAACACACGACATAATTCTTATAGTTGGAAGTTTGATTTGCGACCAGGCCATTTACATATATTTCCGTCTTGGTTAGAATATGATTTTAATGAAAGAAAAAAACAAGTAGATGATAGAATACTTATAGTTTTTAACACTTACATTACAAATATAAGTGATGAAAAATTTATGAAACTAATGATATCTATAGATGACAAGAAGGAGTTGATTATAGTATGAAATGGAGAATACAATCATTATTTCCTACTGCTTTGTATGTAGATAAATTAGATTTAAAATTAAATAAGAAACAACTTAAATACATTAATACTTGTCAGAGAAAAGAAAATACACATAACGTATCAAGTTTAAATAGTTATGTTTTAAATTTAGATACGTTTAAAAATTTAAAAAAGAAAATAGAAGAAAAAGTAGCGCATTATTTATTGGATATAGACTCTGCACCTCACGACACTGAATTTTTTATAACTCAGTCTTGGTTCAATTACACTAAAGAAAAGCAAGCACATCACGAACATGAACATCCCAATAGTTATTTATCCGGTGTTTACTACATAGATGCTAATAAAAAATTAGACAGTATTATCTTTTCAAATAAAAGATATACCGGTCAAATTTCATTACCAGCTACACAGTATAATGATTACAATTCTAAATCATATAAGTTATCTGTATCTACAGGTGACATTATTTTATTTCCTTCTTCAACAACACATAGAGTAGATACTAAAAAAGGAAAGAACGAAAGACTAAGCCTAGCTTTTAATATTTTTATTAAAGGTAATTTGGGTGATGAACATGAATTATGGAAATTAAAAATTTAAAATTTGAAACTAATATATACACTACAACTATTAAATTAAGTAAAAAATTTTTATCTTTGTTTGAAGATATGCATTTAGAAGAACGTGAAGAAAATAAAAATAATTTTTATAAAAAACAATTTGAAGATACAATTAAAGAACAAGACATCTGTGATTATATAAGTCCTGCTATTACTAAAATAGTAAAAAATAATTTTAAATTAGATTCTTGGTGGGTTCAAAAATATGCACAAGGTGACTCTCATATGATACACACGCATGGAGCAGCGCGTAATCTAAAATCTTTTGTTCTTTATTTAAAATGTAGTAAGGACTCTTCTAATATTGTATTTTATCAACCAGGGTTTCCTTTGTTAGACGAACAAAAACCTCATTATGTAACACCGCATAAAGGGTTGCTAATTGTTTTTCCTTCGTATATACCTCATCAAGTTTTAAGAAATAAAGATAACGAAAGATTAATACTATCAGGAAATATTTATCATGGATAAGAAATTTTTTTATGTATCCTCAGTGCCTAAATCAGGTCAAACTATATTAGCTTCTTTATTACATCAAAATAAAGATATCTGTTTTGCACCTAGATCTATAGCTTTGCAAATGATCTGGGAACTAGCACAGATAAAAACTTATAGTATTCTTTATCGAAACTTTCCTGCTGCTGAAGCTTTTGATTATGCAGTGTTTAATATGTTTAAAAATTATTATGATAAACTTACAGATGCTAAATACGTTTTAGATAGAGGTCCTTGGGCAGAGCCTTATAATAGAAATCTATTATCTTTCTTAGAAGATAAACCTAAATTTATAATTATATACAGACCAATTTTACAAAGCTTAGCTGCTTTAATGAAAGTAGAAAAACCAAATTTAAGTTGCTCTGTTTATAAAAGATGCATGAATCTTATGTCACCAGGTGGTGATGTACATTGTTCTTTAAAATCTATAAAAGAAATTATTAGAAACAAAGAAGATCACATAATAATTCATTACAAAGATATAGTAACAGATCCCGTTGCTACAGTTAAAAAAATATATAATTATCTTGGTTTAGAATTTAAAGGAGTTAGAACGACTAATTTAGATCAGTATGAAATTAAAGGTATAAAATACCGTGATCATTTATTCGATTTGATTCCTCATCAAAACTTACACACACTTAGAACAGATAAGATAGATCCTAACGTAGAGATTGATGTTGAAAAACATTTACCTAAAGACATTATAGAGATGTTTAAAAATAGTGATGTTTTATAAACATGCACATAAATATCATAGATAATTATTTTAATAGAGAAGAGTGTAATCAACTTATAGAATTGTATAGTAAATTTAAATATTTAGCAGAGCCTTTCTACAATGTAATACCTTTAAAGGTAAAAGATTTACTACCTAAAAAATTTATTACTAAAATAAATAAGACAACCACTTCAATAAATAAATCTAAAATAGATTGGATTGAAGTTGTTAAATGGCCTTTAGGATCATATAAAGAACTACACTATGACTGTCAGAAAGACACAACTAAGTTAAGTTCTATTACTTTTTTAAATGACGACTATGAGGGTGGAGAGCTATATTTTAAAGATGAGACTGTGATTAAACCTAGAGTGGGCAGAGCAGTCTTCTTTGATGGTAACTTCTATGAGCACGGAGTTAATAAAGTAAATAAAAAAATAAGATGGCAGCTAACAGGATTTTATGAATAGCATTACGATAGTAGGTGGAGGAACAGCAGGTCTTATTACTGCGTTAATCTTAAAGAAAAGATTAAATGTAAAAATACAAGCTATAGTTCCTAGTAACATAGGTATCATTGGAGTTGGTGAAGGATCTACAGAACACTTTGATGATTTTAGACAACACATGAGTCTAGATGTCAAAGACGTGTTACGAGAAACAAAAGGCACATTAAAGTCGGGTATTATGTTTGAACGTTGGACGGATAAACACCATTGGTATCTACATCACATACACAGCATGTGGAATATAAAATTAGGACTTAGTGCTAGAAATTATGAATACCTAATGATTAATAATAAAGGCGCTAGTTGTTTTGCACCGATGACTCTTTTTCATAATGAAGTAGGACTAGAACCATCAGATAGACTTATTCAATATCATTTTAATACATTTAAATTAAATGAATACTTAACCAAACTTTGTAAAGAAAATCATATAAACATTATTGATGATGAGATTGTAGATGTAGTTTTAGACAGTAAAGGAATAAAACAATTAAAAGGTAAAAAGAAAACATATAAAAGTTCTTTTTATATTGACTGTACAGGTTTTAAAAAATTATTAATTAGTAAGTTAGGAGCTAAGTGGCAATCTTATTCTAAATATTTAAAAACAAATTCTGCGATAGCTTTTCCCACAGGAGATCAAAAAGAGTATAATATTTGGACATTAGCTAAAGCTATGAAGTATGGTTGGATGTGGCAGATACCAACTTATGGTAGAACAGGCAATGGTTATGTATACAGTGATCAGTACACAAATAAAGAAGAAGCAAAAAAAGAAATAGAAAAACTATTGGGTAAAGAGATAGAGATAGCAAAACATATTAAGTATGATCCAGGTGCTTTAGATAAACCATGGATAAAAAATTGTGTTGCTGTTGGTCTGTGTGCAAATTTTGTAGAACCTTTAGAAGCAACGTCTATAGGAACTACAATACAACAAGCTTTTCTTTTGATGCAATATTTAGAAAATTATAATCAACAATCTATCAATATCTACAATAAACAAGTTTCTACTGTAATGAAAAACGTAAGAGACTTTATACAACTTCATTATATTAATAATAAAAAAACTACAAATTTTTGGAAAGACGTTAACAAAGTAGAACCATCCGACACACTCAAACAATATATGCATATATGGAAGTCAGGTAGGTTATTAAAATCTACAGATATGGAAGCTGTTGGTCATTATAACTTATTCACATTATTCAAGGAAGATAACTTTAATCTAATAGCTTATTTTAATGGTCTGATAGATACAAAGTTATTAAGAAATTCTTACAATATAGTAGACAAAAAATTAAAAAGATATTGGTTGGAAAATCGTATAGAAGGTGATATGTTATGGCGTAACACAGACAGAACAAGAAAGATGTCACATAAAAAATATATACAGGGAATACATGATAGAAATTAAAAAAAACTTTTTAAGCTCAAAAGAATATAAAGATTTATTTAAAATAATATCTAGTAATTATTTTCAATACTATGTAAAGCCTTATCAAACCAAGCATACGAAAACTAAAAATAAACAAGAACATTTGTTACAACACATTTTGATGAGCGGTGAATCGATAAACAGTGATTGGTTTAGAAAGATAGTAATACCTTTTGCTTTAAAATTACCGATAGAAAAAATGATATATGCACGTTTGAACTTAACTATTAATCAAAATAAACCACACGCTTGTGCTTGGCACACAGATTTTAAAATGACTAATGAAGAAAAGTCAAGAGCAGCTACAGCTGTTTATTATTTTAATACCTGTAACGGAGCAACTGAAATAAAAGGACACAAAAAAATTAAATCAGTAAAAAATCAAATGGTTATATTTCCTAGCAAATTACCTCACAGAGCAATACAACAAACAGACACTACTTTTAGATGGGTTTTAAACTTTGGGTATATATCTAAATGAAAGAAATAAAAAAAGTAATTATTGTTGGTGGTGGTTCTTCAGCTATGTTAGCTGCTGCATATATTTCTAATAATACTAATTATAAAATAACCATGATTGATAAACCAGGTGGTTCACCTATTGGTGTAGGTGAAGCTACATTAATTAATTTTAAACCTTACATGGATGCTTGTGGTTTTGATTTTAAAGAATGGTTTGATGCTTGTGATGCTACGTATAAGACAGGTATTCTATTTCCTGATTGGACATCTAAAAAACATGTATGGCATCCTTTTCTAATGCACCCTTATGAAGACACACCAATAGAGAACTTTGATAAAAATAATAAAAATGGCTTTCATGTAGATTGCTTGAAGTTAGCAAAATTTATAAAAGAAAAAATTAGACACAAAATAACTTTTATAGAAGATACTGTTGAATATAATTCAGAAAATTATGTTCAGTGTGAAAATAATAAAATTTATGCTGATGTATTTATCGACTGTACAGGATTTAAATCTTTACTTCATTATTCAGATAATGCAAATCTTTCTAAAAGATTAATTTGTGATACAGCGATTGCTGGACATGTTGAGTATGAAAATGAAGAAGAAAAAAGAAAATATGTAATATGTGAAGCTGTATCTTGTGGTTGGATATGGAAGATACCTGTAAGACATAGAATAGGAACAGGTATAGTATTTAACAAAAGAATAACATCAGCCGAAGAAGCTGCAAAAATATTTACAGATCATTGGAAAGGTAGAGTTAAAGTAAGAAAAGTAATTGATTGGACTCCATACTACAAATTAAGACCCTGGAAAAATAATGTTATAGCTTTAGGTTTGTCTGCTGGTTTTATAGAACCATTAGAAAGCACAGGTTTAGCATTAGCTATGGAAGGTGCTTATCAGTTTGTTAAATTAACAGAGTCAGGATACATGAAACAATCAACTAGACTTTTATATAATTCAATAATGACATCTTTCTTTGAGGAGTCTATAGACTTTGTTGCAATGCATTATCTAGTCAGTAATAGAAAAGAAAAATTCTGGCAAGAAGCTAGAAGATTAAAAAAACCAGTTCAAATAGATTATTATAATAAAAAACTAAAAGATCCTTTAAATTATAAAAGTAGTGAGTATAATTTTTTTGGAGGCAATAATTGGGTAACATGGTTAAGACAAACATAATGGACTATGTTTTCGTTACCAACGATATTGGTAAAGAAGACTGTAAATTTATAATCGAAGACCTTAAGAACAAAGAAAAACTAAAACATCATTGGTACGACAATATCTCTAATAAAAGATACTCAAATGCAACCGCTGAACCAGATGTCTATTTTGCTAATGAAATACATAGTCAACTTCTATTGCCTGTTATTAATCAAGCTATTGAAAAATACGAAAAAGAAAACGTACCTAAGTTTGCTAGAAAAATGATAAGTAAAGTTTCTAATATTAGATTTAATTTTTACAACAAAAAATCTACTATGAGAGAACATATAGATAATATTCAAAGTATATTTGATGGAAAAGAGAAAGGTATACCTATGTTATCAATAGTAGGTCTGTTGAATGATGATTACAAAGGTGGTGAATTTTTGATGCAAGATAAATTAATACCCTTAAAAGCAGGAGATATACTAATTTTTCCCTCTTCCTTTTTATACCCACATACTGTACAACATGTAAAAAAGGGTGTTAGGCACTCGTTTGTCTGCTGGGCATATTAAACTTTAATTTTTATATAAACTCAGTATAATGGAGGATTATGGCATTACAAAAAGTACAGTTCTTACCTGGATTCAATAAACAGATTACGGATACTCAAGCTGAAGGCCAATGGGTAGATGGCGATAACGTTAGATTTAGATATGGCACACCTGAAAAAATAGGTGGTTGGCAACAATTGGGTAATAATAAATTAACAGGTGCAGCTAGAGCCATGCATCATATCGTAAATAGAAGCGGTCAAAAGTTTTCAATTATAGGTACAAACAGAGTTTTATACGCTTACTCAGGAGGTGTATTCTACGACATACATCCTATTGAAGCTACAACCACACTTACCAGTGCATTCACTACAACCAATGGATCAGCTGTAGTTACTATAACTTTTTCTTCTGGCCATAGTCTTGCGCCTGGAGATATAATTTTATTAGATAATTTTACAGCTATTACAAATTCTAATTACTCAGCATCAGATTTTGATGACAAAAAATTTATGGTAACAAGCACACCAACTAACTTAACAATAACAGTTACAATGCCCTCAAATGAAACAGGATCAGGTGCTACAACATCAGGTGGTATTAGAGTTCAATCTTACTATTCAGTTGGACCAGCAGAACAGCTACCAGGTTTCGGTTGGGGTCTAGCTTCTTTTGGTGGTACAGTTGCTAATGCACTTACAACAACTTTGAACGGAGCAATCGATGCTTCTACAACAACCATTGTTTTAACAAGTGTAGTCAACTTTCCATCAACAGGCACAAATCATATTTCAATAGACAGCGAAGATATTTCTTACACTGGAATCTCAGGCAACACATTAACAGGCGTGACTCGAGCAGCGAGAGGCACAACAGCAGCATCGCATTCTAATGGTGCAACAATTACAAATACGTCTGACTTCGTAGCATGGGGTGAAGCTGCATCGGGTGACTTAGTAATTGATCCAGGCCTTTGGTCTATTGATAACTTTGGTGGTAAAATTATTGCATTAATACATAACGGACAAGTTTTTGAATGGAATTCAAATGCGGCTAACGCAACCGTAACAAGAGCTACAATTATTTCTGGTGCACCAACTGCATCAAGAGATATGATCGTATCTACACCGGACAGACACTTAGTATTCTTTGGAACAGAAACCACAATAGGAACACCAAGCACACAAGATGAAATGTTTATAAGATTCTCTAACCAAGAAGATATTAACACTTACACACCTACAGCTACTAATACTGCTGGTACACAAAGATTAGCTGATGGCTCTAGAATTATGGGAGCTGTTAGAGGTCGTGATGCAATTTATGTTTGGACAGATACTGCTTTATTTACGCAAAGATTTATTGGACCACCTTTTACATTTGGTTTTGCACAGGTAGGTACAAACTGTGGATTGATAGGTCAGAACGCTGCGGTAGAGGTAGATGGTGCCGCTTACTGGTTTTCAGAAAATGGTTTCTTTAGATACTCAGGTGCTCTACAATCTTTACCTTGTTTAGTAGAAGACTTTGTATTTAATGATTTAAACACAACAGCAAATCAACTTATTAACGCTGGACTAAATAATTTGTTTGGTGAGATTAATTGGTTTTATTGTTCTTCTGGTGCAACAGTAATTGATAGATGTGTAACTTTTAATTATGTTGAATCTTCAGGTGAAAGACCTGTTTGGACTACAAGCACATTAGATAGAACAACTTGGCAAGATTCTGCTGTATTTGGTAAACCTCATGCTACAGATTATGATGCTGACTCTAACAATTCCTATGATGTTGTTGGTAATACCGATGGCTGTACAATATACTACGAGCACGAAACCGGCACAGATCAAGTTACAACTACAGCTACAACAGCAATAACTTCTAATATTGAATCTGGAGATTTTGATATTGCTCAAGGTGGAGATGGTGAGTTCTTTGCAAAGATTAGAAGATTCATACCAGACTTTGTATCTCAAACCGGTAACACACAAATTACATTACAATTAAGAAATTATTCTAATGATTCACAAGCAAGTTCTGCTCTTGGACCTTTTACAATAAGTTCTTCAACAACTAAAGTTGACACACGAGCTAGAGCTAGAGCTATATCTTTAAAAATAGCAAACACAGCCGTACAACAGAATTGGAAACTTGGTGGATTTAGGTTAGATATACAACCAGACGGAAGAAGATAATGGCGAAGATAGTACAGATATTAACAAGACCTAGTAAAGAATACAAACAAGATGTTGCTGATGCACAGGTTAGAGATCTTGATAGTATAATACAAAAATTAAACACAACGTATCAACAAGAACTAAAGGATGAAGTGGACGCTCAAAACTTCTTTATAAATTAATGTCAAATAGTTTCGTAAATGCAAAGTTAGATCTAACAACAACAGACATTACAACGTTGTATACAACTCCAACTGCTAATGTTTCTATGGTTAAATCTTTATTAATATCAAATGATTCTGGGTCTGCCTGTAATATAACTGTTACCTTAACAGACGCTTCTGGTAATGTGTTTAGCTTATTCAAAACAAAGGCAATAGATACAAATACAACAACCGAACTTTTAACTCATCCTCTTGTGATAGAGGAGAGCGAGATACTAAAAGTACAAGCTAGTGACGCGAACGAGCTGCACGTTATAGCTTCTATATTACAAATACAGCCAAGAGAGGTAACAACATAATGACACTAACAATAAAACCTGAAAACATAATAGAAAAGATAAGTAACAAAAAAACTGGTGAAATATACGAAAACGAAGAGTCTTTAAAGGCAGCTAATGTAGCTCCAGAGGACATACAAAGAGATGTAACAGTCATAATGCCAAGCCTTGATTTATTTCCAAAAGTCAAGTAAGGTAAAGTTTTCAGGATATAAAGCCTGCCTTAACAATTTAGCTAAATTATGACAATATCAAGAGGACAGATGAATAGACAATTATACATGCGCGGCGGCATTATGAATGCTGTGCCTAGAGAACAATATGGTTTGGGAAGTGTTTTTAAAGGTGTCAAAAGAGCCGTTAAAGGCGCAACTAAAGCAGTTAAAAAAATTGCATCGTCGGATCTTGGTAAAGCTGCTTTAATAGCAGGCACGGGTTACTATTTGGGTGGGGGTCAAATTCCTGGACTTAATAAATTTTTACCTGCAATGAAATTTAGTAATTCTGCTGGAACAGGTTTTGGTTTAAGTAATATATTACCAAATATATTTAACACTGTTGGTGCAACAGGCATTGCTGAAAAACTCGGTGGAGCAGCTGTAGGTGAAGGATTTAAACTAGGAACAGTGGGTAAACTTGCTGGATTAGCAGGAGTATCTACTTTTTTAACAGGTACACTTGGTATGTCAGAAGAACAAGCTGAAGAAGAATTAGCTAGAGATCCATCAAAATATCTAGAACTATATTATAGAAATTTAAATCCTCCAACTGCAGATACTAACTCAGAAGAGTATGAAGCACAGGTTAGAGAATTTGTTTCATCTAATACATCTGAATATGCAGAAGGTGGTAGAATAGGTTATCAAGATGCAGGACCTGTATTACCAGAAGATCCAACAAAACCTGTAAATCCTTTTGCACCAAAACCAACAGGACCAGTATTACCAGATAGAATGATGGCCTCTAATATGGAGAACGAAAAAATTTTAGAAGCTCTTTTTGAAAAATTTTTAGATATGGGTTTATCCCCTGAAAAAGCTGCAGAAGAAGCAAAAAAAGAATTTGAAAGAATGAGTATGATGAAAACAG